AAAATCTTTTGTGAATTCGATAATCCAGTGCCACAGGATAGAGACTTGATATTGAAAGAGCAGATCGGAAGGGTGAAGATCGGGATAATGACAATAAATGAGGCCAGGGCGGAAGAGGGGCTAGAGGAAATAGAGGGCGGTGATGTGGCTTATATCGATAACCGTTTGATGCCGCTTGGGACTGAGGCGGAGGAGGAACAGATAAGGCAGTTTACGGAGAAGGTTATGAAAAGCGTTAAGGAGGTTTTAGGATGATTGAAGTTAAGGCAAAAAAGATGGAAGGCGGGTTTTTAGTGCCAGAAAGCAGTGAATATCCCGCCAATAAATGGCAACTATTTAGACAAAGATATTTCCCCTTTTGGTTATTGCGGGTATTTCCCATCAAAACGGTGACGGTTAAATGGGCGGAAATACTAAAAAATCAATTAGCAGAAGAAAAAATAAAGAAAGATTGGGTAGACATTCTTAATAAAGAGGCATTGAAGATGGATAGATTATTTATGAAAAAATGATTAACCCCAACTTCCTAACCAGCGAGCTTGCCGAAAAGGTGGCTGTTGAAGTCTGCAAACCCATAATTATTAATGAGGCAACCGTTATTTTAAGACAGATGTTAATAGATTCTCTGAAAGAGGCTGCGAAGGAAGATGACAAAAAGCAAGCCCATGACATGCTATTCAATGCACTCTTCAAGGCTATCAGTCCGTATGAGAAGAAGTTCGAGACGATGCTGAAACGGATATGGGATGAAGAGAAGCGGATATTAGTGGCTAACTTGAAGAAGATGAAGAAGGCATGGCTGCAGAAGGATAAGGTGGATAGCATCCTGTATCCAACGGCTGTGTTCGAGAAGAAGCTAGCCAACGGGGCATCAGGAATATTCGTTGAGGTTATGGAAAAGGAAGGTCCCAGGATTGTCTCGCTTTACGACTTCGACATGATATTCGATGTAACCGATCCGAAGGTCCAGGAATGGCTGGAGAGTTATACACCCATGTTCTCGAAAAAGTTGGAAGAAGTGAATGTGGCTAAACTGAGGGCAGAGCTTATAGAGGGAATGAATGCAGGTGAGGGCGTGCCTGAGCTTGTGAGACGGGTCTATGAGACTTACGACGATTGGGGGTTCAGGCGGGCGAAGAGGATAGCGAGGACTGAGACATTAAGAGCGAGTAATAAGGCTGCATTGGAGACATACAGGCAGAGTGGGGTTGTGAAGAAAAAGATCTGGGTCAGTTATATAGATAAAAAGACCTGTCCTAGTTGCGAATTGCTGGATGGGAAAGTAATAGGATTAGAGGAAAATTATTTTAGTGTGGGTGATCCTCCAGAGGTGATAGAAAGAGATGGCCAGAAATTTACATTTGACAATAGCTATTGTGATATAGATGCGCCGCCAAGACATGTTTCTTGTCGCTGCACCCTAAGTGCTTGGATTGAAGAGTGAGCAAACTGATGACATTTATCACAAAGAGTAATTCCATTAGATATTTTATATCTAAGCTCAGGAAAATCTGCCCACGATTTAATATGATGAGCATTAAGATTTCCGCCTTTGTTATCACCACAATTTTGACAAGTATAATTATCTCTTTCATATACAGCTTTTCGCCATTGTTGATATTCAGAAGTGCTCCAGAATCTCTTTTTATCGGCAGTATATTTACCATTTTTGTAGCCTGGATTATCTTTTCCTCGCTTGCCATACATGGGGTTATTTTTCCCAACCATCCATTCAGCTTGTCTTTTAATCCCTGGATGGCTTTTTTTAGTCAACCCTTTACTCCAGCTTGGTTTCCCCTTGAAAAGAGTAGATGTTCTTTTTGCCGTTTCTTTTCTCCTTTTGTCATTATCATCCCACTGAAGAGCAATCCTATCATGAACAGAGCGTTGTGGAATATCAAGCATTTTCAATGCTCTAGGAATAACACGATTACTCAAATTAAGCTTTTTAGAAATCTGGTGAATAGACATTTTATCAACAACATACCAATGATAAATAAGTTCTTGCCAAGTTTTAGAATATGGTTTTATAACTTTTTCAAGCGTCCTTACAAATTTATGATTGTAATGACATTTTTGAGAACAATAACTAATTTTTACGTTTTTGCCATAAATATCCGAAGGCGTTCTATAAAAAACCTTATTGCAAACTGGACAAATCAAATTTTTTCCTTTTTTTTGTTTATAGCCACATTCTCGAGAACAATAATTAATTTTTCCAGTATGAGAAGGATCTCTATAAAAAGATACATTACAGGTTGGGCAGACCAGATATTTTCCTTTCTTTTTCATGCTTATTTTATACCACAAAAACAGCTTAATGTTAATAGATTCAATTATTTAGGGAGGCGATGATGAAAGTGATAACCGAGAATCTTAAATTCATAAACGAATATCCTGACAAGGCTAGTGAACTGGCCAAGAGACTGCACGTTAAAAAGGATGAGATTCCGTTTGTAAGAAAGTATTACACATCGGAGAAGCAGGAGGCTGACAAGAAGAAACGTAGCGTCATCAGTTATATATCGACAGGTGCTTTGGATAGGGATGGCGAGAAGCTGTTACCTGAAGGGGTGAATTTGGAGAACTATAAGAAAAATCCTGTCGTTATGCTTGGACATGATTATAAGTCTTTGCCAGTAGGGAAAAACATCTGGATTAAAAAAGACGATAAGGGGCTTGTTGCCAAGACTGTCTTTGCAAAGAGCGAAAGAGGTGATGAGATATACAGGGCGTGTACAGAAGACATTGAAGGCACTGGCCCGCTATTGCAAGGGTGGTCAGTGGGATTCATTCCTATCGAATGGGAAGATATTGAGACAAAAGATAAAAAGGAAAAGCCAGGGCGGATATATAATAAATGGGAACTCCTGGAATATTCTATTGTCCCGATTCCTAGTTGCCCAGAAGCGTTGACATTGGCAATGGAGAAAGGACTTATATCCGACCGCCTCAAGAAGGACTTAGAGATTGAGGTGGTTAAGGACAGAGAGATTATGGTTACAAAAGAAGAGATGGAATTTATAGACAACAGAGAGATTGAAGCGATGAAAAAAGTCATTATCAAGCCAGAAACGACTGAGAAATATCATCATATCCCAGTCAATCCAGGCTGTGAGATAACAGCTACGATAACCATATCGGCAAGCAAAGGGATAAAGGCGACCTATTGTGGAAAGGTTAAGAAAATCCATACATATTTGTTCGATGTAAAAAAATGGACGATGGCGGAAGCACAGGCCTGGGTAGAAGCACAAAAGGAATTTACAGAAGCATTACAAGAGCAATTTATTTTAGAAGATGAAGAAGCTGATCTCACCAAAGGAAAAATAGAAGAAAAAGGAGTCATTCCTTATAAAGACTTAGGCAAGGCTGATGAGGGTGAATCTTGGGACGGTCCAGGAGAGGTCGCTGCGGCTGATGTCTCAGATTTGAAGTTAATGTGTGCCTGGATGGATTCTGCAAATTCTGATGTTAAGTCAAGTTATAAGCTGCCTCATCATAAAGCCAGTGGTCATGCTGCGGTATGGAAAGGAGTCGCCGCTGCTATGGCTGCACTCTTAGGAGCACGAGGAGGCGTTCAGATACCAAGCGGAGACAGAAAAGGAGTCTATAATCACCTGAAAAAGCATTATGCCCAGTGGGATAAAGAAGTCCCAGAATTTAAGGATTATACGGCGGAGGAGTTAAAAGAGATTTTCGATGAGGAAATATTGAAATTGATTATCGAGGAAAAACAAGAAAAGTTTAACTGCGAATGTATCGAATGCGGTCACAAACTGACAAGTGAAGAGCATTGCGATAAGATCAAATGTCCTAAATGCGGTGGCAAAATGAGGCGTGTGGAGAGGCCAGGTCCGGGGAAGACTGTAAGTGACGGGCTAGTAACTGAGCTTAGAATTATGGATATCCCAGAATTTAAAGAATATATGGGATCGCTACAGGATCAAGTTACAGAGCTAAAAGAAGGCCGGGTTCTCAGCACAAAGAACCGCACGCTGGTTAAGAATACGATTGAGGCATTGGCTACACTCAAGGAACGGTTGGATGAACTTTACACAGCAACTGAACCGTCTAAGGGCGAGGAAAAGCAGAAGTATAATTGCGAGTGTATCAAGTGCGGCTATAAAATG